TTTAATGTAGCTGGGCCGATTCCCCCATCTACTTCTATTTTATTTCTTAATTTAGAATTAGCAGCCTGTTGTAAAACCTTTACAGCACCCCTTCTACCAAAATTAACACACATATCAAAGTATATATGTCTTAATTGTGGAGGAACATCGTCACATTTACCAGGTCTCCAATAATCTGTATGATATATCTTTTTAGCCTGTTCCTTTGTGAGATTTTTTATATCGACATTTGGATACCATCTTTTGGCAATACCATATTTGGTTTCACCACCAGCATCATCTGGGTCGTTTACATAACCACCTTCGTGTTCTAAAACCACTTCTATTATTTCATTGAATGTTGTTTTCATTTCATATATAAATATATATAAAATAAAAAAACCCTCAATTTATTTATCAAGGGTTTTTTATTTTATACTTTTTTGTTATAATTAGAATTTAAGTATAGCGTAATCATATTTTAGAGTAACTGAAATTTCAACAGGTTCACTTGCAGAAAAATCCAAATCACCAAAATTAACACTTTGAATAAATGCACCTTTCAATTCCCATTCTTCTACTACATCACCGACAGGACCTAAAAGATTAAATGTTACATCTTTTTTATAAAAATCTGAATATCCATCTCTACCTGTAACTGATTCGTGTCCCAAACGAACCCATTCCATAACTTGTTGAGCTGCTGAAGGAACAACTGGATCATATAAAGTTATTTCAATTGGTTGCCATCTTGATTTTCCTTTGACATATCTAGTAACATTCATATGTTCTAATACTACTTCATCTGATTCCAATGATGGTCTATTCATTGTCTTAACCATATAAGCATTTATTCCGTCAATCTGCATTATAAATCTATTTTTGAGCTTTGGCTCAAAGGGGGTAAACATAATATCTTGTGGTTCTAATAATTCTGCCATTTTATTCTCCTAATTATGACTCTTACTTTCATATATAAATATTAAAAAAGTTAAAAAAAGAGAGAGCTTATTTGTATAAGCTCTCTCTTTATATTATTTATTCGGGAAATGAAGCACCTGTAGGTTGTATTGTAAAGTCTAATACAATAAACTCAGCAGTTCTTGTAGGTTGTAAGAATAAATGACCAACCAATTGATTTCTATCAATTGTATCTGGTGTATTATTTGATGAATCCATTACAACTCTAAATGCATTTAATCCACTTTGTGATTGAACTTGTTCTAAGAATGGATTAACAATTCCCAAGAATCTTCTTCGTGTTGCCGCAGTATTTTGTTCAAATACAAGGAATCTTGAAGAACTTGCAATAAACTTCTTAACTCTGATAAGTAGTCGTCTTACATTGATTCTATCAAGAGCACTTGATTTTTTCTGTAATGTTTTTTGTCCAAATACAGTAACCCCTTGTCCAGGGAATGTTGCGATTGGATTAACATTTGAATCATACAATGTGTCTCTATCTGATTGAGTTAGTTTTCTTTCAGCCTGAATTGCAACATCAATACCACCACGATTCAATCCAGCAGGAGCGAACCAGGGGTGAGCAACTCTATCATTAAATGCATAGATTCCACCCAATACTACTGAAGGTGGCACCCATCTTTGAGTTCCAGCATATTGTGAATCTGCTACTTTAACCCAAGGCCAATAAACACCCGCATAATTTGAATCTCTAGCTTCAGCTTGTGCTGTTGCATCTGTTACATTCGAATTATAAAGAACAGGATCAAGAATAGCAAAACAATCACCTCTATCTTCACAAGTATCTATAATTTTTGTAGCTATAGTACCGTGTTCTGCTGTAATTACTCCAGGTGCAAGTATTAAATTAATATCATATTCATCTTGATTTGATAATAAGTCTAATGCATCTGTATATGCATTCATACCTCTATTAGCTGAAGTTAAATTATATCCCTGTGAATTATCAGTAGTAATACTTTCATACATACCCATTCTTGATGCAGTAGCTGATGTAGTACCATCTAAAGTACCATGATGATTACCAAGTGCATCAAAATCACTCCAACCACCACTACCACCACTAAATCCACCATGTGATGAACCACTACCAACTTCTGGTAATGAAGCAGATAAAGAATTTAATCTAATAGTTCCATTTTCATTTAAATAATCTATTGTATTAAGTACATCACTTACTCTTACATATCTAGATTTATTTGGATATGAACCGGATAATTGTAAAAATTTACCACCAGTACCAGAATCTGTTCTAATAGTTTGTTGTTGATCACCAATTCTTTTTGATATATAATTTGATGAATTAGGGTCAAGACTAAGACCAGTAAATGTTTCAAGTACTTGTTTTCTTTTATGGGAATCATCACCTCTTCTAATCATAAGAGTGAATGTTCCTTTATTATTATTAACATTTGAAACTTCCCACCTAATATTATGTTTTGAACCACTATCTGGAATAATATTATTTGTTGAAGCTAGTGTATATGCATTATTCATAATTTGCCCATCATCGTGAGTATGCAATTTAAATGATGTAGTAGTACCACCATCAACTACAACACTACCAGTAGCAACAGTAGCAGATGCACCACCATAAGATCCAGCTAAAACTCTAACAACTGTCAAAGAACTAGCATTTTTTAAATATTGTTCAGCACAATGCGATGTTAAATACTGAAGATTAGTAGATCCACTCTTAAATGTATCTCCAAATTTTGTTTGAAATTCTGAATATGATGTAACAACTGTTGGTACTCCGGCAGGACCTTTTACTGTTGGTCCTATAAGTGCTGCCCCAATATCTGCGACAGCCGAGGGTAAAAAACTCTGGTCTATTTCATTTGTAAATACACCGGGGGAAACGATTTTTTCGGCCATTTTATTTCTCCTAAATTTTAAAAGTTAACTTCTTTGTAGATTTGAATATACTTCTGTGCACAAGTATTTTTCATATATAAATATATGAATAAATCTCAAAACGATGATTTTATTTTACTTATTTGGTGTAAATTCACCAGTTTCTGGATTTAAAGTTCCTTGACCATATTTTTTAGTAATTCCATCAAGAAATTCTGCTTCCTTATCTTGTATTTTCTGAAAATCGTTTTTTAAATTTGATTCGCTTTCATCCAATAAAATAGAATCTTTTTCTAATTTTATTTTAGCTAAAGATAGTTGACCAAATTGTGTTTGAATTTTTACATATTCATCTTGAATTTCTTTAACGGTTTTTAATTCTTCTTCTGAAAATTTTGTTTGATTTTCTAGCTTTTCAGCTAATTTTGATTCTTCTGGCATTATAACCTCCATTTATTATTTGTTATATAACTATATATAAATATATATAAATTTTGAAAACAAGTAAATTATTTTAATCAGGAACTCCTCCATCACCATCATCACCTTTAACTGAAATGGTTGGTGTTTTAGAATTAAGTTGTTCATTGGTTGCATCAGATTCAAAATTAAATGAAACTCTTGATGGTGTCAATTGTTTTTTCATATTTGAAACTTTATTTGTAATTACAGAATTTAAATATTCAGGTAATAAATAAGCTTTTGCTATAACACTAAATGTTGATTTAATAAATCTTTCCCCATCTTGATTCATTTCTGAAGCATCTGATATACTATCCGTAGTACATAAAAATTTCATATCTGTTCCATTACCCCAATATGTGTGTGAATGATCCATAAAAGATTCAATAAGTGGATTCATTTGTTCAATGAAGTTTGTCCATAATACAAATTCATAAGTTACATCACTATAAGTTGGCATTCCTGTAACTATGTTTTCATAAGCAGGTTTAGTACCTTGCTGAACAGAAAATCTATCATACTGATTATCTTTACTCCAACTTGAATTCCTTACAACATTAATAAATTCACCTTGAACATCGTGGGGATAAGAATGTCCAGATGAATCGTTTCTTGATACTTCCATTCTTTTTAACATTATCAATGGAAGAATTAGTGCACCACCAGTATCTCTTAATACTCCCCTTTTTCTAACAGCTTTCCATCTTTCTTCATTTCCATAATAAACAGGAACTTTAAATGTTTCATTAGACTCTTTTATTGAAGGTTTAATTATATTTTTAACATGATTCAAAATAGAAGTATCAATATCTTTGAGTGTTATTGCATAATTTTCTGAGTAATTATTTCCTGGAACTATAGTTGTTGAACGATTACCTCTTATAGTAGAGTTTTTTGTAGAAACTTGTTTAGCTCTATTAACACTTTCCTTATTAACTACTTGTTTATTTGTAATCTTATTGACGGCCATTTCGTTTTCTCAATTTTTTAAGTTTGTCCAATTTGTTGTTTACCTTTCCTTTTATTTCTTCCGACTTAACAGCACTCATATCAACTTTACCTATTGCAATTTCTTTTTTTATATCAACTTCAATAGCATTTGTACCAGTTTGACTCCTACCAGGTATATTGTCCAACTTATTTAACATCTTACCCATCAACTCTTCCATTTTTAAATTACCATTTGGGTCAGGTATATAAGTATGTTTTCGTTCACCGTACACATCAGTATCCTCTTTCACATTACCGTTAACTTCCTCAACCACTTTAGGTTCAGGTGGTTTGTAATTCGGACTATTTGTATCGTGTTTAACAATTCTTTTTCCTATTATCTGTTGAACTGCCATTATTTTTTCCTTTTCTTCTTCTCAATTTGTTTACGAGTTCTACCATTCATTTTTAAGAACTCATTCTTTTTTCTTCTTTCTTGTTTTCTTAATTTTGCTGCTTTATTTGGCATTATTTAGGTCTCTCTTCTATTTGTAATGATGACATTCTTGCGAAATGTGCTGTTGCTTTAATTTGATGTTTGAAATTTGGATGTCCAGCAAATAATTGTGGTTCTGTTGTTCCATTGATTTCCCAATAGTTATCATTCCAATCAACTATATCACCAATTTCTGGATAAAAATTAAGTGAACCACTTGATAAATTTTCTCTTTGAAAATACATTTCTATATTTGCACTTGTATCTGCACCAAAATCATCTTGTAATATTTCAGGTTCATTATATAATATTAAACAATTAACTCTGAATCCGATGTCATAATATTTTGTTGTTGATTCACCATAAACATTTTCATTTGTTCTTTCAATATTTACTTTATAAATATCTACAGATTGTCCAACGAGTTCATCTATTAACTCTTCATTCATTGAATTGATTAAATCAAATTCTTTTTGTGGTACGAAAAATGGTTTTGTTTGACTCATCGTCTTATCCTATATATATTTTAAGTGGAGCTTTGTTTAATACCGCTTGTTGAGATTCAGCTACTTCTTGTTCTTTTCTTGCACCTTCAGATAATGAAACTGATTCTAAAAATTCTTTTAATTCTTCAATAGCTTGAATTTTTTCTTCTCTACCTTCAGCCTTCAATGCCTCACCATCAAGTGATACTTCTCCATTTGGAAGGGGCATTGCTGCATATTTACTTCTGATAATACCAAGTAATTCTTTAGATAATGCCAATGTCATTTTTCTTATCCATTGTCTACCAGGAGCATTTATTTCTGAATATGTAATAAATTTATAAGGTATATTTGATGGATCTGACACTTTAGAATTTGTATAAGTTCTTGTAGTTCCTTGTTTGTCATTTTTAACATAATAATTAAACCATATCAAACTACCGGAATCATTACTAGTTGGTCTCGGAAATAATCTTAATTTATTATTTACCAATTCAAATGAATATGCAGATTTTCTAACCAAATCATTTGTTTCAATTGCATTTGCTCTAGCCAAATCATATGATATTGGTCTTAATATATAAGATACTGCTGGTGATACATTACCAAATCCAAATGAATCCAATAATTCAATGTTATCATAAGTTCCAGCAAATGGGTCGTAGAATTTTTACACAGCTGCTGTTCCATGATTAAATATTCTTTGTATCTCAAGTCTATCACCGGTTTGTTCTAAATTTGCTTCACTTGATAAATCATATACTTGTTTTGATGCAGTTAAAGCTATTGAACCTGTATACATTGTAATACCACCACCTACATTTACAGCTTCACCATATTGTTCTGATAATAAGAATGTTGTACCCATATGTGGAGCTTCTGGTTCATGTGAACCTGTATCACCTAATGTAGAACCACTTTGTCTAGCAGTTGAACCATAATGTTCCCACAACCAATTCTTTGTATTATAATGATGTATTTGTTGTGAGTATTCCGAAACTGCTTCTTCTAAACATGCATATATTGAACCACTATTAAATTCCAATTGCATAACAGGATGTCCAAGTTTTCTAGCTACATATTTTACAACTTGAAGACTTTCACTGGCAAATGTTGTATCAGAATCATAAATTCCATAAGGTGTATTACCTACAACTTCACTTGGTGACGATGGGTCCGAATATAAATAATTAAATTTGGACATTTATTTCTCCCATTGTTTTAAAAATTTATTAAAAAGCATATTCAGTTGGAGGAGCAGGATCTCTAGTACCAATACCCACAGTTACTTGAGGTGGCATATAATTAACTTGATTTCCACCACCTTGACCTGGAGCGAACATACTTTGCTGTGCGCGCACTTCTATAGGTGGACTAATATCAACTAAACCCAATGGATCCACAACTCTAGTTTGATGAGTTCCACTGCCCTGACCACCTCGTCCTAAACCATATATACTTTTCATATTTGCTAATTTTGACATTTTTTCTCTCCGATTTAACCGTGCCAAACCGTATACATCATCTCCAAATGATGCCAATACATTGCTGCTTCATGAACTGAAACATAAGGTGATGGTGTAGTATCTTGTTCGGACGGAGCATATAAACTTCCTCCAGGCCTTATAGGAATTTGCCTTGAAGTTCCTATGCTATGAATACTTTTCATATTTGCTAATTTTGACATTTTTTTCCTCCAAACGGGTATTATTCTTCATATATAAATATCAAGGAAAACAAAAAAGGGTGAGATATTTCCCACCCTTTAAGTTGTTTTATACTTTATGGATTAACCACCAGTAAAACTTGTAGCTGAACCTCCTGTTAAACCACTTGTAATTGTTGTATTACCATCTGGACCAGGATCTCTTTGAGTTAAAGTTAAAGTAGCAGAATCTTTCGAAACTAATATTTTACCAGCATGTCCATTTGCATGTTCTATACAAGTTTGTAATCCAGTAGCAGCTGCTGCAGCGTTTCCACCAGTGTTAAAAAATCCACTCGCGGCTGTTGTTCCAGCATCTTTACCAGTATAAGTTTTTGATGTTCCATCTGTTGAAATAATAGTAATTGTTTCATTATTATCATTATTTCCGTGACATACTATTGTACCTGTTGCTTGTGGAAAGAAACCTTGATGGTCTCTTATAAAAGAATATTTTTGTTTTGAATGTAAATTATCATATTCAGCTTGTAGTTTTGGATTTCTTTTATCTGTAGATTCAGAATGTTTTGATACTTTCGCATCATTGTGTGGATGTTTTCCACGATAGCCTCTTTTTGCCATTTCATTTCTCCTAAATGTTTAGTACTACTTTTTAGGTTATACTAAATTGTTAATTACTACATCAATGATGTTTAGTACTACTTTCATTGATTCGTATATAAATATCAAATATAAAGAAAAAACCCCATCAAAAGACAGGGTTTTTTCTTATACTAAACCTCCTTATATGTTAGGAGGATATTAAAGATTAGTTAACTTACACTAAGTTTAAATCTTTAATAGAGATCTTACCATAGAACTCTGGTCTAATCATTTTCTTAGCATATCGTGTCATCACACCTTTTCTTGGTGTAAAGTCACTTGGATCATATACTAATGGAGTCATAATTAGTGGTACATATGGTGAATATACCGCCCCAGTTTCTAAGAAGTTAGCACCTCTGAATCCAACTAAGATAGTGTTTTCAGTCATATAAGGATTCTTATAAACAGTAAATCTGTTATTTAAGCTTCCTGCAACTTGAACACCAGCAGCAAAGTTGTTTTTCAATCCATCAGTAGCTACTGAATATCCAGGAATAGATTCAAGGATTGTAGCAACAGTCGGAGATACAACTACAAAGTTAGCACCACCTCTCATTGTTAACCTTCCAATCTCGTTAGATACTTTTTGTACTTTACCTAACAGAGTTTGATACCATTCGAATCGTGTTCCGTAGAATGTTGTAATATTCCAGTTACCTTCACCAGTACCTGTACCATCATAGTCTTCACCAGGAGTTACAGACCAGTAGTCTTGAGTAACAGCGTCACTGATTAACATATCAAGGATTTCTAAATCGATTTCCATTGAGATGTATTCAGACAACATTGAAGTTAACTCAGCTTCAGCGTCTACACTATGGTAAGCGTTCAAGTCTTGAGCTAATTCAGGAGTCCATACAGCTTTTAGCTTTCTGGTTTTTGCTACGATAGCAGCAGATTTAAGTTGTAAGTCAACTTCAGGTATTTTCAAGTAATCACTAGTAGCATCACCTTCAGTATCCTCAAAGTCACCTCTTGAAGATTCAGTTGGTTGTTCTGAGAATATTACTTGTAATAATTCAGCACCATCACCAATTCCAGCTAAACTTGAAGCAGAAACTACAAAATTAATGTAAGTTCCGTCTGTAGTTGTAAACTGTGGTAATACTGACTGAATAGCAGAATCCGAAGATCCTGATAGATTAAATGATCTAACTGCTTTCAGATCAACATTTGCCAAATCAGCTTCGTTAACATGAATAAATGATAATTGACTTGCTGCTAATGAAGCAGAAAACTCTTGGTTAAAGTTAATATCTTTATAAGTTACTGAAGATGAACCATATGATGCAGCAGTTGGTGATGCTCCACCAGTACCTTGTGTTAAAGCTGATGATGTTTTAAACTGAATAGAATAGTCATAACGACCTTCACCATAAAGACCACCAACACCATAAGGTGCAGAAGATCCAGATGGATTGTTAGGACCAGTTTTACCGTGAAGTGAATCTACATCAGCACCAGGAACATTGGCATTCAGATTATTCTGACCAAAACCTGCAGCCTGTGACACAGCAGTTGTTTTACCATATTTAAAGTCTAAGTAAAATACTAGACCAGATGGTAGATTCATTGGTTGTACAGATACAAAGTCTTGAGCTGCAATCTCACCGAAGATTCTTCGAACCAACGGAAGTGCAACACCAGACCATTCTTCTGAACCAGCAGTTGCAGTGTTAGAACCACCTGCACCACCACCAGTAGAAGAATTTTCTTGGATTAACTGTCTTGCTTGATTTTCAAGAAGAACAGCCATCCCATTTTTTTGAAAATCCTCATTCAAACCATCAAGAAGACCCGTTTTATCCCATTTATTAACGAGATGTTTTGTTTCGTCTTGTTGTTTTTTATAAGGAGAAGCTCCTAATAAAGCTTCGTTTACATAATCACCCATGATTATATTCTCCTATATTATTTTATGATACCAGCAAGTTTCTTAAATCTGTTAGCAACTTGACTTTCTTCAGAAATCACTTTACGAG